CACAGGAGGATTAACCTTATGATGAATCTTTCGGATTTTATCGCAAAGCTGAAACTCGCTCACGATGTCCCGAACTACTACAACAACAAATTTCCGAGGAATTGCGGATATTATGACGGCAAAAGGTACTCATTTGATTGTTGGAATCTCATAAAATGTGTACTTGCGAATTGGTCTCCCACAGGGATTATAGGTTCTTACATAAGCCCGAAAGATTTTCCTACGGGCGATGTTGACGGCTATCATTTGCTTTTACAATGCACGGAAAGATCGAAAGACTTTACGCAGCTTAAGAGACCCGGTACATATCTGTATATCTCAAATTCTCCTCACGCTGGAGTTTACATCGGGGATTTTGTGGTTGACGGCTACACTTTCAATGTTGTCGAATGCACGGGCGCATGGGAGTCAAAGGTTCAGTATACCTATGTCGATGAAAAGGGCGGAAGGTATCTGTATAAGGGAGGCCCGAAGAATCAATATTCCTGGACGGATTATGGATGGTTGCCTTATGTCGAGGAATCGGCTACACCCATGAATGGAGCTTTTGGTATCGACATCAGCCGCTATCAGAAAGGCTTTGACCTTAAGAACGCATGGAAAGAGGGGTTTACCTATGTCATTCTTAAGGCGGGCGGAGCAGATGGCGGAGCTAACAAGTATTACAAAGACTCTCAATTCGAGACTTTCTACACTCAGGCAAGAGCCGGGGCATGGAAGATAGGAGCATATTATTTCGGGTGTGCTTTTTCGACAGACGATGCCATGATTGAGGCTCAACACTTCATCGAATACCTCAAGGGCAAGGCAATCACTCATGTCTATTATGATGTTGAGGGTGCGATGCTCAATCAGGGCTATCAGCACTTGACGGACATTATCAAGGTGTTCTGTCAGACCATGATAAATGCCGGGTATGCGTGTGGCATTTACACAAGTGAGTCCCATTTTAATTCAAGGTTTGACGATAACCAGCTTGTCCTCTTCCCTCATTGGGTGGCGAGGTATTCAAGCAGAGCACCCAAGCTGAACAGCATCGCACCCGTCGAGATATGGCAATATGGCGGATCATACAACCCCATAAGAAATGCGAAGATAAACGGCACTACGGTAGACCAAAATCTCATCAACATCGAGTGGGTAGACCAGCCCACTTTGCAGAAAGAGGAAATTGTAATCCCCGTTCCGAAAGAAAAGTCAATCGACCAAATTGCCAACGAGGTATTGGCTGGAGAGTGGGGAAATGGTATTATAAGAAAAACAAGACTTTCGGCTGCTGGATATGATTATTCAGCCGTGCAGAAACGAGTGGATGAGATCATTTCCCGGCGCAAGGAGTCAGGCAAGACCTATGTTGTGAAAAAAGGCGATACCCTTTCTCATATCGCAAGGCTCTATAATACAACAGTAAAGGCTTTAGCTGAGGCAAATGGAATACCAAATCCGAATAGGATTGATGTAGGACAGTATATAAAGATAGTATGAGGTGAGGGTTTATGTCGGATGAATTTGTGCATAAAGACGTTTTCGAGGAGCATACAAAGCGTATGGAAGAAGAGGACCGCAGACAAAACCACCGCATAACAAAACTCGAGTTAGCCATCGAGCAGATTTCATCCATTGCTACCTCTGTCGAAAGGCTTGCTACGAATATGGAATACATGGTTCGTGAACAGGCAAGACAGGGTGAAAACCTTACCGATCAGAGCGAGAGAATCAGAAAATTGGAAGATCGTGATGGCGAAAAGTGGAGAAAGGTAGCATCGCACATTACCATTTCAATCATATCAATCGTCATTGGCTATATTGCATGTAAGTTGGGATTGCAGTAAAGGAGGAACATTATGGATTTTAGTTTATTCGGGATTTTTGGAGTAGCCGCCATTTCGGTTATCTGTTACCTTATCGGTCAGGGAGTCAAGGTTTCACCCCTTGATGATAAGTACACCCCCATCATTTGCGGAGTTTCGGGCGGAGTCCTCGGGGTTGTCGGCTATATGATAAAGATGCCCGATTTTCCGGCTACTGACGTTATTACGGCAATCGCTGTTGGAATTGTGTCAGGTTTAGCCGCAACGGGTTTAAATCAGATTTACAAGCAGCTTAAGGGCAAAAACGATGAATAAAGATACTGTAAGCATCCCTTATTATGTAGCCGAGGGCATGATAGATAGGCTTTCGGCTACAAATAAGAGGTTGTGGATAATGTGTATTCTCCTCATTGTCCTTCTTGTCGGATCAAATGGTTTGTGGATATGGCATGAGAGTCAATTTATGTACTATGAGCAAAGCGTTGAACAGGAAGTTGAATCAGAGGGGAATACCACGGTTATAGGCATAGGAGACAATTATGACCGAGATGTAGTTGAAATGTACCCGTAGAAGTGATATTATTTTCACGGAATAGTTTACAGGGTGTGTTTAACATATCTTACTCATTGGCGAAAGCTCCCGTTTATCGGGGGCTTTTTCCTTTTGCAAAAATATTTTAAAGAATATAAAAAATATTTGTTGACAATGTAAAATAGATTTGATAGTATAGTCACAGAAAGGAGGTAATGAAATGACAGATACCGCAAAATTCAGAGAAGTTGTACGCATCTCGGGAATCCCCATATATAAGGTTGCAGAACGACTCGGAATCACTCCGCAGAGCCTTTACAACAAAATCGGAAATGCGACAGAGTTCACACAGAGCGAGATGGCAAAATTCCGTGAGATTTTCCCGGATGTAAGCGATGAAGAGTTCAATCAGATTTTCCTGAAAGGAGACGTATGAGAAAGACGCTGATGTACTTGTTCACAATGCTTGTCGGTGCAACAGTAGGCATAGCCTCTTACGGATCATATCAGGCGCATGACTATTCAATGTCAACAAAACCCGAATCCGAAATTCAGTACGTCTACATCGAGAGAGAGCCTGATGTCATTACCGAGACGGTCTATGTTGAGGTAGAACCCGAGTTTTTCCGCAATATCTCAGAGGAAGATGGTTGGTACTACAAAGACTATGCCATGAGAGAGGGAGAGGGAGAAGGGGTTATCGGGATGTTGTGGCTCATGTACACCTTCGGCAACCGCTGTGAAGCATTCGGAAATACCCCCGCAGAGGAATGGGCATCACCCGCTTCAGAATACTCAATGTTCAGAACGGGCATAGAGCCAAACGAGGATTGTCTTAAGGCATACGAACTGTATGTAGAGGGTTGGACTCCGAAGCCTTTATATTTCAGAGCCGGACATTATCACGGATTTGGAACAGAACTTTGTCAGGTCGGAAATAATTATTTTTCTATGTGAAAGGAGTAAGATATGGCTACAAAAAAAGAAGAAGCCGAACAGACGGCTGGATTCACACTCAAACAGAAGTTGTCTGCAATTCAGACGAAGATCAAAGCCCCAAAGAACCTTTATAATTCATTCGGCAAATACAATTACCGCAATGCCGAAAGCATCCTTGAGGCGGTAAAGCCTTATTTGGATTCGCTCAATCTCTATCTTACCATTCACGATGAGATAGAAAACATCGGAGACAGATTTTATGTCAAGGCGGTAGTCGAGTTAGGAGATTGCGAAACCGATGAATACATAACCACTTACGCTTATGCCCGTGAGGAAAGCGAGAAGAAGGGAATGGATGGAAGTCAGGTCACGGGGGCTACCTCGTCTTACGCAAGAAAGTACGCTCTTAACGGCTTATTCTTGCTCGATGATACCAAAGATGCAGACACAGACGAGTACCACAATGTAACGACAAAGAACCAGCCCCTCAAAGAAGCATCCGAAGAAGAGTTCAAGGCTGAACTCAAAGACCTTTGGAACAAGGCAAGTGACGGAGCAGATGGATTTGAGGATTGGTACAAGAAGAACACCGAAAGGGGATTTAACACAGGCATCTATGCCGGAATGAAAGCATCCCTTATGAAGCAGATTTCAAAGAAGGAGAAGGAAAGCAAATGAATAAAGTGATAATGATGGGTCGTCTGACCCGTGTTCATGAAATAAGCAGCTCGGCATCCGGCACTACATTCGCAAGATTCAGCATAGCCGTTGACCGCAAGTTCAAGAAAGAGGGAGAACCCGATGCAGACTTCTTTAACTGTACCTCGTTCGGAAAACAGGCGGAGTTCGTAGAGAAGTATCTGAAGAAAGGCACGAAGATCGTTGTTTCCGGCAGACTTCAGAACAACAACTACACGACCAAGGATGGGCAGAAAGTCTATGATGTCCGCATTATGGTAGAGGAAATAGAGTTTGCCGAGAGCAAGGGCAACGATGGAGCATCTACTTCAGCCGAGAAGAAACCTGGTAATGACTTCCTGAACATCCCCGAGTCTCTCGTTGAGGAACTCCCTTTCAGTTAAGGAGGAAAGCATGATTACTGGCCCTAAAACGCACGGAAAATATCACAAACATGGATATTCTCATACACGAATTGACAATTTCCAGTCGGTTTATGTATGCAACCGAATACTGAACCGCCAGGCAATCAATTACAACCGCATCGAGTTTTTCGGGGAGTTTTAATCCCGCCCGAAGTAAGTGGAAGAATGGCAACCAAAGGAGGATCAATATGGCAAATAATGTAGTATCACAGAGCAAGAAAATTCTCGCATATCTCCGCACACACAAGAAAGGCATTACCCCTATGGATGCTCTTAATAAGTTCGGATGTTTTCGTCTCTCCGCCCGTATCAAGGATTTAAAAAATGAGGGTCACAACATCTATTCGGAGATGGAGACCATTGAATATGAGGACGGCACAGTTAAGAGATATGCCCGTTATTATCTTCACGGGTGACGGCTATGTTTGTCGGAACAGTATTAGAGTGCATAGCCTTTCTTTCAAAGTTGAAGGGCGGGATTTTTGAGATTAGAGAGCATAAGCCCAAAAGATCATTGAGCCAAAACGCATTTTATTGGCAATGTGTTGAGCAGATATCGAAAGAAATCCGCCAGCCAAAGGCTTATGTTCACAATCTCTTGTTAAGGCGATGCGAGATATACGATATGATTGGGAATCAACCCGTTTTGGTTGTTCTCCCCGATACAGACTCGGCTGAAATGTGGGCTGAATATAGTGAGGATTATCACTTTAAGCCGACAAATGAGCGTGATAAACAACGTGGTTTCCGCTGGTATAAAATCCTGAAAGGATCAAAATACTTCAGCGTTGAGGAAATGAATTACCTCATAGAGAAAACCATCGAAGAACTCCACGCAAACAGCCTCGAATTGCCTTTAGATAAAGCCACTCAAAAGGCTTTGGAAGAATACGAAAGAATCAAGGAAAGGAGACAACCGAAATGTATCATCTCGGAGACATCACAAAGATAGATGGTTCAAAGACAACCCCCGTGGACGTAATCACATTCGGAAGTCCTTGTCAGGATTTGTCCGTTGCCGGAAAGCGAGAGGGTCTTTCGGGCGAGCGAAGCGGTCTCTTTATGGAGGCAATAAGAATAATTAAGGAGATGAGAGATGCAACCAGCAAACTATCAATGCGAGGGTCAGATGTCGATATTCGACTTTCTCCCTCAACAGCAATTTGGGAGAACGTCCCCGGAGCTTTCAGTTCAGGAAGTCCCAAAGGCGGAGATTTCAGATGTGTCCTCGAGGAATTGGCAAGAGTCAAAGACTCTGAAATTTCAATTCCTATGCCTAACAAGTGGATGCCATCAGGATGTATTAGAGGAAATAATTGGTCTCTCGCATGGAGAACCCATGATGCACAGTATTGGGGAGTCCCCCAACGAAGAAAAAGGATCTGCGTGCTGGCCCGATTCGACAACACAGATGCAGACGAAATCCTCTTTCAACTGTTCGGAGAAGCCAACAATTCCGAGACCGAGCAAATTGTCGCAGATACTTGAAGTGAATCCCGACCCTAAATATCACTTATCCTCCAAAGCATGTATCGGAATTTTAAGGAGAGCCGAGGGAAAAGGGAAGAAACTACCCGATTTGTTGGAAAGAACTTTAAAGATTCAATCAGGGCTAATGCCCACGGACGATCTGAAGTTCAAAGGTGATCTCCAGGCTTATGCCGTTGAGGGTAACGGAGCGAGACCATCGCATCACGGTTCGGGCTACTCCGATGGAGCAATGTATACCCTCAATGCCGTAGAACATCATTCGGTATGTATCGGAAATGGACAATTTCACGATGCGATCAGCCCGTCAGACGAGGTAAGTAAAACCCTGAATTGCATGTGCGATCCGATGAAAGTTGTCGTTGAACCCGTATGTGTTGGCAATGGACAGTTAGCACAGGCAAGGTTACAAGATACTGTTGGGACACTAAATTACATGCACGATCAACAAGCCGTGATTGCTCCCGCATTAGCCTTTGACAGAGCTGCATACAATCAAGGGCAGAATGCTCAATATAATTTCTCGGTTGAAGAGGAATTGGCTCAAACCCTCGTTGCTAAAGGTCCTGGGGGGGTAATGCAGACGTTGGGTAATGCAGACGTTGTAAATTCCCTATGTGCAAGTGATTGGAAAGGTGTTGGTAATCAGTATGTGTCAGACGGAAAATGTATCATCCAGCACTTACAAAGTGATTGAGAATCATCCGGCTGATAGTCGGATAAAAATTTGTGAAGATGGTATATTTCAAACCCTAACAGGTAGCATGGGGGGGGAACAATGGACCGTTGGTTATGGAGAATAGTATGGAGAGTGTAGTAAGACGACTTACTCCGATGGAGTGTGAACGGCTTCAGGGATATCCTGATGGATGGACGGACATCGGAGAGTGGACGGATAGCGAGGGCAAGAAACACAAGCCAGCCGATTCGTGCCGATATAAAGCCCTCGGAAATAGTATTGCCTTGCTGTTTTGGGCAGAGTTGGCTAAAGTGGTAGTGGCAAAATACGATCATCCCGTGACGATGGGATCATTATTTGATGGAATAGGGGGCTTTCCTCTCGTATTTGAGAGAGCCGGAGCAAAGGCAATATGGGCATCTGAAATTGAGGAGTTCCCCATAGCCGTAACGAAAAGGAGGTTTCCTGATGGCGAGTAAATATCCCCCGAGCATCATGGAGTCGGGCGAGGCTAAATGTTATTTGTGTGGCGCATCGTGGCAAGGTGGGTTGGAAATCCATCATGCTATACCGGGCAGAGGCAATCGCAAGGTCTGTACGGAATGGGGTTTAACCGTTCATATCTGCCCGAAATGCCATAGAGACTTGCACGAAGAGAGCGTAGGCTACAAGAAGATTAAAGCCGATGCTCAAAGGGCTTTTATCAAGGATCGTATGAAACAGGGTTATCCCGAAGATGTATGTAAGGAGATGTGGTATGAAAGATTCCTTAAATTCTACGATTATGACTAAAGCGGTGGAGGAATAAATTGATGGGAAAAATGTCGAGAGAAAAAGGGAAGAGGTTTGAGAGAGAAGTGGCAAACCTTTTTAAAGAAAAAGGTTTCACCGCTTCACGATCTGCTCAATGTATGGGCAAAACAGGACAGGCAGCAGACGTAATCGGAGTGCCCGGTATTCACATCGAATGTAAGCATGTTGAGAAAATGAGTCTTTATGAATGGATGGCACAAGCGATAAGAGATACTGAAGCCGAGAGCAAGGGCAATCTTCCTGTTGTCATTCATAAGCAGAACCGCAAAGACATTCTTGTGTCGATGAGATACGAGGACTTTATAAAAATATTCATGGTATACGCAAGGGGGCTAAACACATGACAGTTATTACCAGCAAAGAACAAGAGCCGTATCTGCTCGGATGGGAAAAATACCGTGGTGCGGCTGAAATTGAAGTTACTCAGGATTATGTGATATGGCGATTCAAGTCACTTGAGGATGCCGAGAGAGCAGCGGAAATGTTTATGAATCTCGGGTGTGAGTATGTAAGGAGGATTGTATGACAAAAGAAGAATATAGGGACAAATATGGCAGACAGGATGCTTGTATGTGTACGCAATGCGGAGAATATTTCCCGTGTTCCGAGTTAGACTCGGTTATAGAGCCTCACGGTGAAAGGACTCCCGTTTGCCCGGAATGCGGATGTGACGATATTGCATACGATGTCTACATTGAGGAGGAAGAAGATGAATGATAGAGCAAAACCGACCTATATGGTTTTAACAAGAGGCATGGTATCAGATTGCAGAGGAGTATTCCCTAAAGCCGAAAATATAGCATTTAGGATCAAAGGCGACAAATCTTTTGCTACCATATCTTTATCGGATGATAAGAACCATTTTATTCAGGTTGTTTTGACCGAGAGTATCAAAGAACGGTTGAGGGAATGCTTATGATATACACATGTACGATAGAAGTTAAAGAAGGGGATAATGCGGATAAGTTTGAAAAGATGGCCCGTGCAGCTCACGATGAATCCATGTGGAAACCCAAAAGAACAAGAAAGGATATCCTCGAAAGCACGGACTTGAGTAATAAATGCGGATCGTGCAAGCACTTCAGACCTTGGGAATCAAATCACAATCATAGTTGCGGGGATTGTGCAAAGGGAAGGGCATGGGGAGTAAGGACACGTCCGGCATGTACTTTATATGAAAGGAGACCGACTTATGGGAACTGATTTAGCCGAGGCATTACTTGATATAGCAACGATTTTGTTGCCTTACGGGATTAGCAAGAAGGATTCGGATAAGATTGCTGATGATTTTCAGGCAATCATTGAGAGTTTCAAGGGACTCGAAACTGCTTTTTTTGGAAAAGGAGAATGATATGCACGGGATCATACTACATGAAGAATACCGGGGCTGGATGAGAAAATTATCGGCTGAAGATTTGGGTAAAATCATCGAGAATATGTTTCGTGTTGATGAAGGAGAAACACCTGAAATTTTTGGAGATAACTACCTCGATTTTCTCTCAGAAACGGTATGCGGAAGAATGGTTAGAGATGCCGAAAAGTCTGATAAACAGAGGGCTAACAGACTTGGCAAAACCAAAAATAACCAAACAATAACCAAAAATAACCAAAAGAAAACCAAATCAGAACCAAAAAGAACCCCTATAACCAATAACCTATTACCTATAACCAATACCAATAACCAATTAAAAGAAAATAAAAAAGAAAGTGATCCCTTTGTTGAGGATGTGATATCTTATCTCAATTATAAGACGGGTAGACATTATCAGGTTACAGATAAGACTCGTGGTTTAATCAACGGCAGAGTTAAAGAGGGATATACTTCAGCAGATTTCAAAAAGGTTATTGATAAAAAGGTTAAGGAATGGATGGGTACGGATTACGAGAAGTATATTCAGCCGACTACCTTGTTTGCTCCCAGCCACTTTGACAATTATCTTAATCAGCCGGAAAAGCAGACCGAAGAAGATATGTTCTCTGCATTTCTGAAAGGAGGTTCTTATGGCGAAGATGTCGAAGGAAGAGTTTATTCCGATAGTCAGAACTATGAAAGCGGTGTATGTTGATCCCAAATTCATTCCTGATGAGTCGGCTATAACGGTTTGGTATGAGCTGCTGAAAGATTTAGACCCGAAAGCACTTATGGCAGCCGTGGCTAAATATATGCAGACGGAGAAATTTCCCCCGTTTCCGGCAGACTTGAGGAAGATGCTTCAGACAAACTACATGTCGGCTGAAGAGGCATGGAGTCATGTATCGGATGCGCTTTGGTCTTGCACGTCTTACAAGAAAGCTGAAGAGGCTTTTAACGATCTTCCCGAGGAATGCCAGCGGACATTGGGTTCAGCCGATGCACTTTATGCTTATACTCAAGGAGAATGGAATGAGAGTGTGAACAAGGCACTTTTCATCAAGTCATATAATCCTATGGTCGAAAGGATGCAGACCGAGAGCAGAATGAGTCCATCGCTCCGCACGGCTTTGGGAGTGTCAAGCAGAACGGCAATAGAGGATAAGGGAGATGGAAATGATTGACAGATATGAGTTTTATGAGAAGTACGGCATCAGACCGACAGCCGTAGATAGTCTCGGGATAGGCGAGACATACAAGGACGAGAAGAAAGGACTCTTCTTTGAGGTCAAGGATTTCAAGAAGAATGAAGAAACCGGGTTTAAAGATTCAGTTACCTTCTTTGACGGGAAAGAAGTCATAGCCGTAGACCTTTCCGCACATTGGGAAAAAGGCCCCGAGGGTGATATCAGATTCAGCCGAGACGGAGTTATGAATCTTATACGGGCCGTATATGCCAAAGCTGAGGAAGATTACGAGGCACTTTATCTGAAAGGGGTTGAGGAAATCTCGGTTAAGCCGATGCCCGGAGAAAGCCTTAAAGAGTTCCACATGAGACGATACGAACTCTACAAAGATGCCGTAGCCGAGTGTGAAATGCTCCTGGGCAAGTTATACATCAAGTATGCAAAGGTCAAAGCTCTTTGGAAAGAATCCCACGATCCTACTTTTATAGCCGAAAAAGTGAATGATACTCCTTACCATGTTGCAACCATAATAGACAGATTGGGTCTGAATCGTCCAAATTTGCCCAAAGAGGACGATTGCGACTATCGGACGGTAAAAATATCGTATGAAAAATGGTAGGGCTTTAAGGGGCAAATAAGAGCAAATGACGATGGGAACATTTGTTCTTATTTTTTCCTCAAAAATATTTGTTGACACATTAAAAGAAATTTGATAGTCTGTATATGCAAGAACAAACGCAAAGGAGAAACTACATGGACAATGAATTTCTACTGCAAGACCGCATTCAGAAGATACAACAGATTATAAAAAAATACGGAGAAGATAACTTTTATGTTGCTTTTTCAGGTGGCAAAGACAGCACCGTATTGTCAGCCCTGATAGACATGGCAATACCGAGAAACAGAATCCCGAGAGTTTATTCAAACACAGGGATTGAACTTGAAATGG